CCAAGACCCCGATCTACCAGCCGAGCATCGTCCCGCCCGGCTACGTGCTTTATCTGACTGGGGCATTTGACGACGTGGCTACTGGAGCGCGCGGCGGCGGCGCGTTGATCGCGCTGAAGAAAACGGACACGGGAGATACCGCCGTCGAGGGCCAGTTCATTGAACACGTCTACATCCTGGGTGGCGCTATCGCGGCGATAGGTGCGAACTACACCGACTACGTCAGCATGGATGTGAAAGCGCCTGCGTCAGCCCCTACGGACAAGACGGGGACACACGACGGGAACGCAAACAAGGTCAGCGTCGGCCCGTTCAGCATCATCGTGCCCGCGCCCCTCGGCGACGGCGACTGGGACGTTGACGGCGCGGCTCTGACTGCGGGTGAGATCAACACCGATCTGGTCCCGATCCCGAGCGACGGGACGGGCTATTGGAATTGGGATCCCGATACGACACCGTCGATCACCCCTGTGGCGGATCCCTCTGCCCCAGACGGTGCCTACAACCTGTTCGATGCGGAACTGCCTCTCGCGAGACAGGCGAACAAGCTCCCGTGCTTGATCGGAGGATCCATTGCGCCGAGCGCGCTCAAGGGCAAGAAGTTGCTCCCGCACTGGGTCTTCGTCTTCACGTTGCATCGCGAGATCGGGGCAGGGTCTGTTGAGGTCGCGTGTCGCATGACTCTCGCGCGGAAGAAGACGGTATGAGCGCACCAGAGAACGTGACGGCGACACAGCGCACCAAGGCTGCGAAGCTGCGAAAGATCACAGCGGTGATGCTTGTGATGTTCACGGTGATTTTGCTGGTCTGGGACATCGACGTAGCCCACAACGATGTGAAGGACGACACGATTAGCGAGTTGCTTCGTGACCTCTCGCACGATTGGCTGACGCTGCCGTTTGTTCTTATGGGCATCATGGGTCATCTGTTTTGGAATCGGCCGGGAGAGGATCGAAACCTACAGTTCACGAAGCTCACCTCCGTGACGGCACTGGTGGTGCTGCGTGATTTGATAAACCTCGCGCACTCACTGCCCACGTTTCAGTTTGCTAACCTGGTCGCTGCATTGGCTGGGTTCATCTGTGGTGCGTTGTGGTGGCCGCAGTTGGTCCCAACAAAAGAGGAAGAAGAACGATGAAAGACATGCTCAAAGAACTGCTGACCTCCAAGAAGTTCTTGGTGATGGCTACCACCGCCGCTGTGACTCTGGCCGTCAGGCTAGGCATGGACCCGGAGACGAGTGAGTGGCTGGCCGCGAAGCTGATTCCGTTGGCAATGGCGTACCTCGCCAGCCAGGGCATCGCCGACTTCGGCAAGGCCAAAGCCAAGCTACACATCACAGCCGCTGATGCGCAGCCCGCTGCGTCTGCTGCGCCCGCCCCTCCATCCGCGTAGACGGGTTCTTGTAGGTAGTCGGATCAGTCGCTACGATTGGGGTGGTTCTGGCGAGACGGCAGCATTAACGCTGTCGGCGCAGAAGGGGCCGCGTGAGCGAGACGTCATCCTATGACCGTGGCCTGTGGCCTGCGCGTTTTTCGCGCCATGAGATCGTTTCGCTTTCTATACAGAGCAAGCACGACCGGCGAAACATCCCGCTCAAGTGGTTCTGGCGGCTCCTCAACATCGAGGACAGCGGCGGCATCTCCCCAGAAGAGACCTATTACGAGACGCCTGAAATCTATCGCAAGTATGATGGGCCTCACGGCGTGCATCTGTTCGTAGATGACTCCGGCAAGCAAAAGGGCAAGGTCCGTGGCGTCGTCGAAACTACTGGGGAGATTGTTCTAGCAATCAGTCGCTCGGAGTGTCGGCGTCTTGGTGTCCAGTTTGGCACTGTAGATGATCGAGATGCGACGCTCACTGACGAAGAGAAGACCGGACACAGTGACGGCCCGTTCAAAGGCAGAGACCCGATCTATATTCCTCGTGCCGGAGACATCTTCATGTTTCGACGCAGGCATCACTACATCCAGCAGCTTGAGCCTGACTACAGCGCATCACTGAGTCCGCAGGGGACTGTGATGGTGTGGAAAGGCACCGCCGTAGTCGTGAGCATGGATGCGACTAAGCCCATCGTGAACATCGACCAACTTGTACCACCAACCAGCGACCCGGTCGTCCCGCACGCACACAGGGATGTTCAATGGCTGGGATAACCGTCGTGACGCACACCGTGAATGGGCGGGAGGTCATCTCTGGGTTTCACGCCCGAGTGGTCAGTGAGACTATGCGCGCTGGTTTAGTGCAGATACGAGTGCTCGCTGAAGAGGGTCGTGAACTAATCATCGACAAGCTCATGGCGGTCACACCCGCGCGACCCGGTGCGGTAGTAGTCGAGCGACCACCACTGCTCAGGCGCCGAGAAATTCAGACTGTCGACCGTCGTCCGTTCAGGCACGCACCGCTCGCAGAGCGCACTGTAGAGAACAAAGTTCAGCGCGAGCAGGACGGGCGCAAGCTGATCGCTACTGGCGCGTACATCGAGGGCATCGAGGTGTTCAAGGGCACGCGCGCTGGCAAGACCTATTACACCGTGCGACCGAAGCCTGGCATGCATCCAGATGCCGGTGTCACGCATCGCGTGCTCGCCGCATTCCACGAGTTCGGCACCAGTCGCATGCCGCCGCGCCCGCATTGGGCTCCCGTAATCCGCATCGTGCGCCGCGAGCTTCGGCGCATGGGACCTGAAGTTCAGGCCGTCGCGCTGCGTACTGCAATTCGCGAGGCTCCCTGATGTTTGCGCCAGTGTTTTTCCCGTTAAGGACTTTCTTCTCCCAAGCACGATGGGGTGACAAGTCTGTCGTGACTGTGTTCGCTGACCCGGATCGCGCGCACACAGAAGCCGCCAAGGTTTTCAAATCGAGGATGCAGGGAACGCTCACGAAGCAGCAGATCGAGGACGGGCCGGTGCCTGTTCCGTTCATGTCCATCTGGCGCACTGAGCCGCAGTACGACGCGCAGCGCGACAGCCGGGGGTGGACTGGGAAATTCAGCGTCGACAAGGTATCGGGCACCGCGCTTAGGATGCGCTTCCCACGCCCTATGACATCAGACATCCACGTAGATTTGTGGTGCGGTGAGGGCGGGCACGGCATCGCTGAGTCGGTGCAGTTCCAGCTTGAGCTTTTGTTTCCCAACGAGAGCGTCTACCTACCCATCGACTGGACTCTGGAGAGGTGGTATCGTCCCCCCTTCGACGTAGTCAAGCACGCCAGACACTACGGTAAGACGCGTGGTCATTTGGTGACGAGTGGATGGATCGACAACACGAGTATCGAACGAGCGCAAGGCAGCAAAGAAGTACGCCGCACGTGGTCGGGTAGATACGAGTTCTACATGCCTTACAGACCGGAAGAATCGCGCATCGTGCGTGACATCACCATTGACATAGTGGAAGAGTCGTCTCAGGCAGTCCTGACGACACTCAACGTCGGCTTGGAGGACTAGTAAATGGTCGCACCGCAAACTTTCATCAGGGTCACTGACCTAACGCTCTACGCCCCTCGCACCACGAACGCTGTGATGGGATGCGTAGGCCCAGCCACTAAGGGCCAAGTCAACCAACTGAACGACTTCACTGATGAAGGCAACTTCGTTAGTTTCCATGGACGCCCTGTCGACCGCATGTATGCGCAGCGAGGTTTGATCCGCTACTTCCGTCGCGGCAACCAGGCTAAGTTCGTTCGCATCGCAGGCGACAACCTCGCTACGGCAACCCTGACCCTCTACGCGGCAGACGGGCTCACGCCCATCCTTCTGCTCACGGCGGCGAGCCCAGGTTCGTGGGCCAACAACGGCTTTCTTGAGGTCGCTATCATCCATAACGGGACGACGTCGTACAACGTCCAGGTCTACCAGGACGGCGTGCTGTCGGATGAGCAGTTCATCGGACTGACCAACGGAACCATCGAGACCAACATCAACAACAACTCGGAGCGCATTCAGGTGCAGCTTGCTCCGGGTGCTGGTGCGACGTTCCCAGCGCAGACGCTCAATGTCGTCACGGGCGCACTGGACCCGAAAGCCTTCAACGGTGGAGATGATGGCGCCTTCGCCAAGAGCGACAGCACGTCGAGCACGACGAGCGGTGTGGCTGGTCGCAAGTTCTTCGGAAAGCTCGACTCGATCACTGGCTCGCGCGAGTGGGAGAACATCCGAACCATCGATGCCGTGCTAGCTGGTCAGCAGCGCGTCTACGGTTCCGTGGGAACTGCGGTCGTGCCTGGCACGTTCACAGTGCGCGCGGAGGTCGGTGCCGCGTCGTTCGTCGAGGCGTCGGACGACGGTGACCTGTCCTACGCTCCTGGCGGTGCTGGCTTCGGGATCCTGACCAGCGCAGGCGCCACTGGCTACATCGATTATCGCACTGGGAACTTTGGCCTCGACATCACGCCGTCGGCCTCGACATTCTTCGCGGGTGGGGCCATCGATGCCATCTGGATCAAGGGCGCCACTGAGTTGGTCGGCGCTACCGTCGCCGGTCTCGGCACCTACGCAGGCAACCTCTCGCGGTTCAGCCTTGCGCCTGGATGGTTCAACGGCAACAAGGCAGTCATCACTGTTCCCATCGACGAGGTCAGCGGAGACGCCGTTCTAAGTGCGGTCGGTGCTGCAAGCTCCGTTGCAACGCTCAAGACGCTCGCGGGGTGGATCGTCCCCGGCACGGTCGCGCTGACGCCGACGCATCCCACCGATGCCGTACCTCCGGTGATCTACGATGACGGATTCGGTGGGTTCACTACGTTGCCTGGTGGTGCTGGCACCGCTGTTGTCGGCACCATCAACTACCGCACGGGTGTGTGGGCTGTCACCACGTGGGATCCAGTAGGGGCCGTCGCTTTTCCCGCAGTCACCGCCGCGCAGATCGAAGCGACCTATGACATCCAGATCATCAACCTGGGTGGCGGCGCTGTTCCGGGTGGTGTCAACGGATCGAAGCAGCACCTCGCGCAGCCGTCTGACGCTGGTGGCGATGCGCTAGCAGCGGACACCGACCCCGGAGCGTCACGCCTTCCTCTGCCGATCCAACCCGGCACCGTGGCGTTGACCATCTCAGACGTTTCGGGCAGTCCCGAGACTCTCTACGACAGCGGTGTCGGTGGTTGGCTTGACAGGCCGCGCGGCGATCCTCGTGCAACCGCAGTGACTGGTGCGCTCGACTACACAACGGGTGCGTGGAGCGTCACGGCGAGCGCCGCGATCACGGCGACGGCATCCATCAGCGCCGACTACACGTCCACACCCTTTCGGCAGGCTCGCCGCGCGGTGCGTGGGATGGGTCCACAGTTCATCGCGGACACGACGCCCAACGCCGCTGGCATGAACCTCGACACGCCGACGTTGGCGAACGCCTACAACAGCACCAACTGGCTCGACCACGTCACAGGAGAGTTCTCCATCGAGTTGGACCTGGTGCCTACGGGTGCGAACACGTTCAACGTGCGCGACAACGGGGCGCTGACCGCCGTCTACATGCCAGCCGACATCCTCGGCTTCGGTGACGGCACTACGACCGTCTTCACTGGTCAACTGTCCAGCGCCCCCTACCGGCGACAGGATGACCGACTGGTCGCGCTTCAAACTGCGCAAGCGTCAAGCGCTGGTGCGGGTGACCCGCAAGTTGCCTTCGGAACGCTCGGCATTAGCGCCGACGCGGATCACTGGACGCAGAACGTCGCATTGCCGAGTGATCCAGACAACTTCCTCGACTACCGAACGGGTGCCACTTCGATTCAGTGGACCGGCGCCCCGGCGTTGGATGAGGCTGTTGTCGTCACGGCGGATGACGTCGTCATTCACGCGACCGCGCGTTACCCAGGAGACATCGAGAACGAACGCACGATCATGACGGAAGGTTTCTACGTCGTCGTCGATTCGGACCCCTCCCTTGTTGGGACTCTTCGGTGTCGGGTCTTCTTCGCGACCACCGCCATCGAATCGTTCGGGCAGCAACCTGACATCGCCAGTCTCGTCGAGGCGGTCAACGATCCTCTCAACGGCTCGGACTTCATCCGACTCAACTCGACCGACGAAGCTGGGTTTCTTGACATCGACCTTACGGCTCCGCAATCCATCGGCCTGTCCGGTGCGTTCACCAACGCGGACGTCGTCGGTGCGAAGGTGGGCAACACCTACACCGGGCTGCAGCACTTCCGCAATCACGAGGTGGTCGCGCTCGACTGGATCATGATTCCCGGTCAGTGGCATGCACCCGTCATCACTGCGCTCCAAACGCTGGTCGAGCGGAATGGTCGCCGTGCAATCGGCATCGTACCGTGCCCAGAGGCTGATGAAGTTTTCGAGACGCGTGACTTCGTCAACGCTGAGTACAACAGTGGGCCTGGTCTTCCTCCGGTGCCGACTGCCCTCGTTCCCTTCCCGCCACAGGTGCCAATCAACAGCAACCAGCTTGCGATCTTCGACCCGTGGCTGCAGTACCTCGACAACTACACCAACGAGACGGTGATCGAGCCGCCGGATGGTGACATGGCTACGCTCGTGGCGAATACCGACAACGTAGCGGCACCGTGGTTCCCAATCGCTGGCGGACGACGCGGTCGTGTGCTCGCCGACGCGGTGAAGTACTCAACTGAGTTGGATGATCGCAACCTGGTCTACGGACAGGTCGGAGCGCGCACAGAGGTCATCAACGTCATCGCAGTGCAGCAGGGCCGTGGACTGCAGCTAGTCGGTCAGCGCACTGCGCAGCGTTCTCCGACGGCGCTCGACCGCATCAACGTGCGGTGGACTGTCAACAAGATCATGAACGACGTGGACAACATCTCAAAGGACTTCCTCTTTGAGTTGAACGACACGATCTTGTGGAGGGAGATCAAGGCCGCTATCGACAAGGTGCTCAAGCCCATAATCGAGCGTCGCGGTCTGCAGGACGCGTTCGTGCTCGTGGACGGCACTACCACCACGGCTAGCGACATCGACAACCTCACCGTGAAGGCTAAGATATTCATCAAGCCTGCCCGCGCCGTCGAGTTCTTGGAGTTCGACATTGTTCTCACCCCCACTGGTGCTGACTTCTCTGACGTCAGCGCCGCCGGTTAAGGAGGCATAAGACATGCCCGTATCACAGTACAGATACTCAGGTGCGTTCGCCGCTCAGGCTGGCGGCATCTGGAATGTCCAGAAGCAGAACATGGGGATGTTGGAGTTGAACCTGGATCAACTCATTCCCGGCGCCAAAGAGGTGTTGATCCTCAGTCTTGCGTCGTTCTCGGTTCCTGGGCGGGATGTCGGCAAGGCTGAGTTGCCTTATCTCAACGGCAACGCACACTACGCGACCCGACCTGGTCCGCAGGGGGACATCATGGCACAGTTCCGCGACTTCCCACTGGCAGGCACGCGGCGCCTTCTCTACCAGTGGATGTCGCTGGTCTACAACGAGGAGTCTGGTTTGATGCTGCCCATGGGCGTCGTGAAGACCACTGGCACTCTCGTGTTGTTCCAGTCGGACGGCCAGGGTGAGCGCACAGCGTCGTTGGAAGGTCTCTTCCCCACGAAGATGCCGGACATTGGCATGGACTTCAATACAGGTGACATCCTCACCATGGATATGACGTTCTCCTGCGACCGCGTGATTTGGGACCAAAACCTACTAGCACCGGTTATGGGCTAGTAGTAGACTCCGCTTTCACAATTTGACGAAACGAAGCAGCCTCAACAGGAGGCAGGAGGAGCAAAATGCTCACCGATGCGCGCTACGTTCATTCCCCAGGAGGCTGGGGGCAGGAAAACAACGTCTGGGACGTTGCTGAGATCGAGAATCATCTCTCGATTCAGTTCCAGAGTGGGCCTGCTCCCGCCTACGGGGTCAACGGTGTTCAACTCGTAGATGTTCTCAAGGTCTGCGCCGATCAGGCGCGGGCTTTGATGTCCGTGGACTCGTCGCGTAGCCGCGCGTTTGTCATCACGAAGCTCGACGAGGCGATCCTCTGGGAAGGTAAGCGCATCGTCGAGGCTGGTTCGCGCACCAAGGCAGTGGATGCCGCTAGGAGAGACGCATGACCAAGCAGGTACCTGCATATCAACCCGTAGACCCGGCCAATCTCCCAGAAGGACACCCACTACGCAACCTGGCAGCGCAGCTAGGGATCGCGTCGGAGGTCCAGGGGGCGCCACCAGCGGGCGGTGACGCGGTTAGTACCAGTCGACTAGCCCCCAACTTCCCCACCTACCAACACGCCCCCCAGGGGGCTCCTGTGGCCGCTCGTTGGGAGCCCACGACCGTTGGGTCGTCCCAGGGGGCTCCTGTGGACCCTCTGAGCCGCCCCTTCAAGCTCCCGTCCGGTGGGCTGTTGTATCCTGGGCATGACGGGGCGGTGGTGTTGTCGCCGATGCGCGGCGAACAGGAGGAGATGATCGCAGGCGCTGGCGTTGGTGTGAACGCCACACCAGCCATCCGTCACGTAGTTGAGCAGTGTCTTGACACGCGCGGCATTGTGCACGACCAACTCATTCTGGAGGACTGGGCTGCGTGTCTGTTGCACATCCTTTCACTGTCGCAGGGCTCCGATAACTTGCCGATGTACCCGCAGTGCCCATCGTGCACGCAGCACTTCGACGGGTCACGCGTCCTGAGCGCAGTGCCGTGTCGTTCACTGCATCGCGCTCTGCCCGGTGAGCCGGTGACGTGGCCCCCAGCGACGACTGCCGACGAAGACGAAGACTTGCTCATCCTGCGTGAGATGGGGCTCGGCGAAGACGGCAGCACTGACTCGCATCAAGTGTTCGCGGCGGCGTCGTTGGATGAGCCTATCACCGTCAAGCTGCAGAACGGGCAGCAGATTGGTTGGCGATACCTGCGCATCGCCGACTTGATTCAAGCATCGGAATTCGCGGAGCGCTCACAGAGCGGCAACACGAACATGGGATCGCGGCTGCACTCGTTTGTGCAGGCGCGCTACATCGCAGCCATCGACGGGCGCAGCGTCGGTGTGATCGACGCCATGCGGTGGTGCAAGCAGGCACCCCTTCCCCTCCTCCGCGAACTTCGCGAGGTGATTGAAAGGAGGTCGTTCGGCTACGAGTTGCGTCCGATGTTTCAGTGCTCCCACTGCAAGCATCGCTTCCGCAAACAACTCTCCCTGGACGGTTCCATGTTTCGCAATCGTTCTTCTGGCGTCTGAGCACTCGCTCATCAAGCTCCAAGAGGAGAGGCACATCATGCACCGCGCCGGAATTGCTTACAGCGATTGGCGCCTCATGACACGCTGGCAGCGCCTGGAGTTAGTTGTGAGAAAGGAGAAGCGCGATAACAAGGTTTTGAAGAAGATGAACGAGAGCAATAATCTGGGCACTATGCTCTCGATGGTGTTCACCAGGGTGATGGGTCTGTAGTGGCTGACGGTTTCGAGACAATCGGTTGGGTCTTGTCCATTGAGGACGAGGCTACCGGACCCGTCATCAAGGTCCAGAAACTGATTGACGAGGCAGTCAAGAAGACAGCAAAAGCAGCAGATGTAGTGCTTCAGACCTTCACCACGAAGGCTGAAGAAGTGCCAGTGGAGTTGGTGAAGTTCTACAGTGGGATGTTCGGTAAGGTCGCTGCCAAGTGGCATGACTTCGGTGACGGGTTCGTCAAGCATTGGGACGACACGAGTAAGAAGGTCAAGAATGTCTCCGGGATGTTGGCGGACATAGGCGCCGAGACGATCCCCAAGTTACTGAACATGGTCACCGCTTTGGGCGACGAGATGAAGCGCGCCTTCGACGGTAAGAATTACGCCAAGGCATTCACCGTTCTCGTCAAGCACACGCGCGCCGCAATTCCAGTCGTCAACGACTTTCTACAGAAGTTCATCAGCATCGAGAAGATCACCAACGCCTTCAAGTTAGCTGGCGGCGTGGCTGGCATATTCTTGGGACCATTCGCCGCGCTCTTCCGTTTGTTTGAGCCGCTAATAAAGATGTTCACTGAAGCGTTCATGCCTGCCATGACGTCGTTCACGGCTATCATCCAGAGCGCGTTCGGCCCACTGACTCAGACGCTAGACATCATCGCGACCAACATCGCAATGAAACTACTCCCGCACATATCTAAGCTGACGGTGATCGCAGAGCTTCTAGCTGTTCAGTTCGGTGCGTGGGTTACCGAATTGATCGACAGCGGTTTCTTAGAGGACATGATTGACGCGGTAGTTGATCTAGCAGTCGAATCACTTCCCATGATGATGGATGCTCTCATGGAGATTGGGAAGGTTTTCAAGGAGGTCGGGCCTGAAATGCTCAAGGCGTTCTTGGAGATCGCAAGAGCACTACTGCCGTTGATACCGGATCTGACCGAGATCGCAGTCACGATCCTGCGCGACGTGATGCTCCCCACGCTCAAGGCCATTGTGCCGATCCTGCGCGACGATGTCATCCCATTCATCAAAGAGTGGCTCCCACCTTTGGTGACTTTGCTGAAGGACGCCGCAGATCAGTTCAAGCAGATACTCGGAATGAGCAAAGCCGAGTGGGGCGGTGCCTTCAGCGACATCTTTTCGCCGTTCACGAATTTCAGCAAATGGTTGGACACACCCGCAGGGTCGGTGGTGAAAACGCTACTGAACCCGTTCGGCGCCGCAGCCGACACCATGAAGAAAGCGTTTAACCTGTTCTCCACACCTGACACTCCGGCGCCTAGACTCCCGATGATCGGTGCAACCGGCGTGGCTACACCTTCTCTCCCGCCGATGGCGGACGGAGCAGCCATGGTGAACAGACCGGTCATCGCTGGGGAAGCTGGGCCGGAGATGATTCTCCCTTTGAATCGGTCTACCGTTGAGCGTGTTTTGTTGCCGCTGCTGCCGAAGATCGAGATGCCTGGGCAAGAGGCGATTCAGCGTGTACTGGAGCGCATAGACGATAAGCTCGGCGGAAAGCTGCGCGTTGATGGTGGTGCGTCTGCGGTGTCTGTTTCCGGTGGCGATGGTGGTTTGTCTATGGCCGTTGGGATGGACGGGGTAGGTGCTTGGTGACATTTCCTTCCACTAACTTCTTGCCCGGCATTCGTTCTGACGTAGTCCCGTGCGCTTTGGTGCTTGAGGACAGCCCGAGTTATGCAGACGACGGGCGACTCGACTTTCAGAGCTTTCCCGGAAGCATCACGCAGGCTTACCAAGTTGACTCCTACGAGGAGACTCAGAGAAGCCGCATGCCGCAGCCGGGCGCCGCTTTGTATCGCGGCGGCAACTGGAGCATCATGTCTCTTGAGTTGGTGTTTCGCGCGGGGCGCAACATCACGCGCGTTTCAGATTTGGACCGCATAGCTAACATCGACATCAACAATCTTCTGTCGGAGATGGAACACAACATCCGATGGCTTGAGGCGTTGGGCTTTCCGAAAGAGCGGAACGCCACTGAACTGAACAGAGGATTACAGTCTCGCGTAGCGAAGCTCGACCCCAAATTCCATCAGGGTTTGGTCAAGATCCCGGTACTAAAGCGCTACGACCCGCCGATGGTGCTGGTGGTGTTCGGTTCGTTCTTGACCCTCAGAGGCTACATAACGCAAGTCACCATCCAATGGGAAGGCCCATGGCATCCGATCACA